GCATCCTGCGAAACTCGGTGCGGCACCTGGGCGGGACGGCTTTCCTGCACGGCGCGCTCTTCAATGTCTCCGCGGCCCGCGACACGGCCGAAACCATCGGCACGCATTGCGTCTTCGGTCACACGCATCGCGTGGCCATCGAGGCAGCCCGCACCCATGCCGACGCGATCGGCTACAACATCGGGTGCCTGGCTCGCCTGGACATGGAATACGCCGCCGGCCGGCGTCAGTCCCTGGCGTGGCGCCACGCGCTCTGCTTCGGCGAGTATTTGCCCGACGGCACGGGATGCACCGTTAACGTGCTGACGCTCTCCCCCCACTACAGGCTCCCGCTATGAAGTCGAAACCCGCGCAGCCCGACGCAGACCTCGCCGCATGGTGCGTTATGCTCTCGGCCAGCAGCATCACCCCCGAGGCCGTGCCCCCGGGCTGGTTCACGGTCGCCCAGCTTTCGACCAAATGGGGCCGCTCCGTATGCACCACCGGGGAGAGGGTAAAGCGGCTGTTCCGCGCGGGCCAAGTGGAGAAGAAGGATTTCGTGATCAAGCTTGATCAAGTCGTGCGCCGCACGCCGCACTACCGACTGAAGCAATGACCTACCGCATTCAGCGCGAGTCCGTGCCGCTGGCGGCGCTGGCGTTGGATGAAATCTGCTTCCCCTGCGATCACCCTCCCGTGCTGGAAAACTCGCTCTGGTGGGTCGTATGGTGCGGCAAGGAGCCGGTGGGCTATGCGGGCCTGCGTGTCTGTAAGCATGGGCCGAACGTCGGCCTCGGGTTCCTGTCGCGCGCGGGCGTGGTGGCCAAGCATCGCGGCAAGGGATTGCAAAAGCGGCTCATCCGGGCGCGGGAGGTCGAGGCGCGGGCGCTGGGATTGCGCGAGCTGGTGACCTATGTCGCCCACTGGAACTGCCCGTCGATCAATTCGCTCGCCGCCTGCGGCTACCGGCACTATCGACCGGAGACAAAGTGGGGCGGGAGGGAGGCGGTTTATTTGCGCAAGCAGCTATGAGTGACGCGTTTAAAAAGCAAGTGGCGGGATCGCACTACAACGAAATGGCCATTCAGCCCGCCGAGTTTTGCCAGCGCAACCGGTTGCCCTACCTCGAGTCATGCGTCGTCCGCTACATCACGCGGCACGGGCGGAAAAACGGGCGACAGGACATCGAGAAAGCCATTCACTGTTTGGAATTGCTGCTGGCAATCGAATATCCCTCGACATGACGCTCGTCCCACTGCTCATCACCACTGCCTGCTACGTGTGGGTCGCCGTGGGTTTTTGGATGCAGGGCAACACCGGACTTGCGGTGGCATTTGCCGGATACAGCTTGGCGAACTTGGGTTTTCTCTACATCTGCATTGTTGGCCAACCCTAATCCCATCGAATTCGACGGGATTAAAATAGCGGCAACAGCATACAAAATGCACAATAGTTCAAGCGTGGCTTTAACTATTTTGCAAAAAAGCGAGCGCGGTAGGATTCCCACCTACAATACTACAGCCTTGTCGGCCTGCGTCTTCTTCCGCCACGCGCTCAAAAGTATCCTTCCGCGATACTATCGCTCGTCAAACTCGTCCTGCGACCACATCGGCTCGCCCCGCTCATCGAGCGGCGGGTAGTGCCGCAAAGCCGAGGATGCCCGCTGCCGCAATTCTGCGACGGTCTTTGGTCGTCGCTGGGGGTCCAGCAGATCGCGCAAAAGATCGCGGGCCTTCAGCAGTGCCGCGCGCTGCTCAAAGCGAAGGCTCATCCCTGCCAGTCGACATTGCGTCCGCGCACATCGACGTGCGTGAACGTCTTGTAGCGGCCGATGCCGCCACGGAAAAGACCCTCTGCGCGCATTTCGGTAAGGATCTTGTGCAATGTCGCGGGCGAACCGGAGAGATCGAGCGCGCCGCCCAGCACATGGATGCTCTTGCTCGCCCCGGAGATGGCCCGATTGTAAGCGGGACTGCGGTAGGCCGAGTTGATCTTGACCGCCTTGCCCAGCCGGTGCCGCGCCTCGTCGGCCACCTTTACCACGGCCAGCAGACTCGGCCAAAGCGCGCGCGGCGGGTCGGTGTTAAGTTGCAGCTTGGCGTCTCTCGCGCCGTGAAAGAAAACCTCGTCGGCGTCGAAATAGCGCGTGCCCTGCTCGTCGAGCAGTCGCTGGAAATCAGCTTTTGCGCCGCTGAACTTTTTCGCGCTTGCTTGCTTCTTTTTGGAGCCGGTCGGTGGCGGCAACAAGGACTTCTCCAAGGTCGGTGGCAGACAATTTTCGCACAAGAGCGAGGGCGATTTCTCGCCTATCGTTTGCAGGCCATTGAGAAATGCCACGAATGAGTTCTTGAACCATGTTAGAAACGCCTTCATTAGAAGTCCGCCTTGCCCGTCATCCCCAGAAACGTGATGCCCCGGCGAAAGTCGCCGCGCACGACGAAGCGCAGGGAAGCGAGCAGGCGTGTGAGGAAGGGGCGCGTGTCAGATGGCTTTGGCCGCGTAAAGATCGCGCGCAGCATCTGGTCGTCAATGACCACCGGGCGGCGGCTCATTCGGGGAGGATGATGCGATCGGCCTCGCTAGCGGCGTCCTTCTCCTGCTTGCCCCAAGGACGCCAGAACGTGACGAACCAAAGTTGTTTCTGGAAGTCCGCCCCGCCCGTCATGCGCCAGCCAGACTTGGCCAGCGGCAAGCCCTCGCCTTCAAGCGGCGGCATCGTGGCACAACTCGTGCAGAAAAGTGCCACGAGCGTGAGGACGTGGCGCATGGCGCTACTTGTCCTTACGAAATACTTCCCACAGGCCGACCGCAGCCACCACGGTCGCGGCGATGGCGCTCCACTGGTCGGGGTCCAACTTCCATCCGGCCGCAGCGGCGAGAGCGGCGAGGCCCGCCCAAGTGGATTTCTCTTTCAGTTTGCCCAGTGCGGTAGTCAGCAAGTTCATGCCCTCGGACGGGTGTCAAAGCCCTGCCCTTCGCCATTCGCGCACAGCAAACATGGTTTGCCAGCCACCTCCGAAAAACGTATCCGTTTTTCCGAGACAAAATGCGAGAGCCGCCCGGTGAAGAGCGGCCCTGCGTCCGTTAGCCGAAGCACCCGGAGGAGAGTTAGGAAAGGGAGGCGACGGCTTCGGCCACGGTTTCCTCAAAGGTGTGGGGCGCGGCGGGCCAGTCGGATCTCGGCGCCGGATCGGCGGCGAACAGGGCGAGGATCTGGTTTAAGTATTGTTCCGTAGCGTCGAGCTTGGGACTGACCGCTCCGGCTTGGCGTAGGTAGAGCAGGGTCGGCTGGCGGGTGCCGCCGAGGCCCACTTGGTCGAGCCATGCTTCGGCGGTGTAGGTCGGCGGCACTTCCTCAACCACAGGCGGCTCGCTCACCACCCAGCCCTTGCGGACGAGGTTGGCGATCACTTCGGGATTGCTCTCGGTGCGGGGCGGTTGGTCTGCGTAGGTGAGGTAGGTGCTCATAGTTAGTTGCAGGAAACCTTGAAGGAATAAGCGGCGGCGTGTTCAAGGCGTTTGCGGAGCGATGCATTTGTCCCGCTGAACACGACAAAGTTGGCAATGTCGCCATCGTGCTGCGTGATGTTGGTCACGTTGGAAACGCGCTCCCCAATTTTAAGCGTGGCGAAATTGTTTGATCCCGCGTTGCCAGAAGCGACCTCTGCGCCGTTGCGATACAATTTGCTGTTACTTCCATCAAAAAGTCCGCAAACCACATGCCAGCTTCCGCGAATATCAACAGTTTCTGCAGGGGCGTTTGTGCCAGAAAACATATACAGCTCGCCATCTTCGGAAGCAGCTCCTGTTGCGTTTATGCCAATAGCGACGCGGCTTGTGTTAGAAGTTGCGTCACACAGAAATGCAGCCCGCTTTGTATTAAACTTGGTCGCAGACAAAACAAAAAATGGCTGCGCCACCACAAAGCTAGTGTTTTGTAAAAAGTCTTGGTTGGGCGTATTTGCGCCGTCAAAGCGAATGGCCCCTTGGCTGGCTATGGCGCTGGCAATGAATGTCGGACGATTTGCGGCGGTAGCTTGCGCCACATCGTTGCTCCCCGTGCGGCTGGCCCAAGTATCGACTGCGGCGTTGTTGGCAAACGAGGTGAAGCGGGCATCCAAGGCCGTAGCTGCCCCTGCCGCTTTAGGATTAAAATGCCTATGCCGTGCTCTCATTTTAGGCAGCAGTATAAATAATCTCCACGCCGAGCAGGCGGGCGTCCACGGCGAGATCGTCGGCAGCATCCGAGACATCGCGGTAGATGGTGAATTGAATCGGCGTGTTGGCCGCTGGTGTTCCGCCGATGGTCACGGCACTGGTGGCCGAGGTGATGTGCATATCGTTGGCGGCAATCAGCGTGTCGGTGACGAGTTGCGCGGTGCCTGCGGCGGTGTCCAGCGCGTCATCGTTGGCAAAGGCGCGGCCTTGAATAGCCCATGCCACGCCGCCCGATCCCGAAGCCGCAGTCCAGTAGAAGCGGGCGGTCACGGTGCCGTTGTTGTAGTTGGACGGCATGACGACCAGAGCATCGGCAAACTCGTCCGAGCCTGTGTCGAAAAGGAGTTCGTCGAAATTCTGGTCGTTGGTCGCTGTCTCGCGGGAGTCCACGCCGCATCCTGCGGTGGTCTTGGGAATCCATGCGCTGGCGGGAATCCAGAGGTTTGTGGAGACGCTCGGAATGTCGCTGGTCAGCGCGAGGGTGCCGGAGGCGTTTGGGATGCTGATCGTCTTGCTTGTCGTGATGTTTCCCTCTGGTCCTACAAGGGTGATGCCGCCATCGAGCGCCCCAAAGACGATTGAGCCAAAGCCGTCGCCTGTCGAGCCTCCGCCGAGGTCCACTGCATAGGTGTCGAGATTGAGTTTGCCGCAGTTCACCACTCCTTGGCCCGCATAAAGCTCGTTAACGGGCGCGCCGCTCACGGTTATTTCTTCAAAGGTCACAGAGTCGGTTAAGGCCAGACCGAGCAGGGCGCGCGTCTGGTCAACGGTCAAGTCTTGCGGGTTGCCCAGTTGCTCGGGATCGCCCACGCAGCCCTTGATGGTGTTTCCGAGCATGTCTGCAAGGCGCGTGTTTGTGACGGCATTGGTGGCAATCTTTGTTTCAGTGACAGCCGAGGATGCGATTTTGCCCGAGGTGACGGCGTTGTTGTCGATCGTCCACGTCGCGCCGGAGCCGGAAACGGTAATGTCGCCTTTGCCGCCGTCGGCGATTTCGCCTGCCGGGCCTTGGGGGCCGGTTGGGCCTTGCGGGCCGCGCTCGACGACTTTGATGACGTCGGTGCTGGCGCTGGTGCGAATGGTCAGCGTCTCGGCCATGCGCGTTAGCGGGTGATCTCGCGGCTGACGACAGCGCGGCCTTGCATGAGGCGGCGGACGTTGCCGGAGGGGTTGACCACTTCGAGGTCGTAGAGGTAGGTGGCCGCGGTGACGAACGAGCTTGAGCTCGCCGAATAGCTCAAGCCGATTGTGCCGTTGGAAAGCGCGGTCATGGTGCTGGTCGCGGTCGAGAGCGAGACGGTGGGAGACGCGGCCTCGGCGGTGGTGCGGAGCATCATGCGGGCGGTCCAGCCGGTGAGATCGACGGCTGTGCCGTCAGACTCCCAGACAATCTGGGTGTCCCATGTCGAGCCTTGCGGCAGGCAGAGGTCAACCTCTGCCGGGCATTTGCCATAAAGTTCGCAGCAGCTCATTTGTTGCGGTCCCTCCATGATTTGCGGGCGGACATCACGGCGATGAAGAGGCCGAGCAGCAGGGCGGAGACGCGCATACCGGTTTCCAAATGCGGCAACAGGCTGACCAGCACCGAGCCGAGTGAGGTGGTCACACCGATAAGCGGGCGGGACAGAAAATCAAGTGGGCCATGGAAGCTCATCACAAATCGTTCCCGAGATTGGCGGGAGATTGGTAGGTGTGGCGCAGGGTGCCGTTGGTCACGTCGACTTCAAGCGTCACGTCGGTCGTTCCTGCGGCGACCAAGGCGGTGATCGCGGACGTGTTGAGGTTCAAGTTGCCACGGAATCCGGGCGCACCGGCCAAGGTCGAGGCGGTGATGGCGATGGTGGGGAAGTCGGCACCGGCGTAGCTGCCGCCGTAAGTGAGGCGGTAGTCGTCGGGCGTGCCGGTTGCGCTGATCTGCTGGGTGCTGGCTCCGGCGGCGGCGGCTAAGGCGGCGGCGATCTCGGCGGGCGGGCTTCCGGCGGGGAGCGGCCCGGTGGTGTAGGCGGGGACAACGGCCGTGCCGCCACCCGAGGTGACGCTGGCGGTGATGGCCGTGGCTCCCGCGGTGGCGGCGATCTTGAAGGTGTCTCGGCTGCGGTCGCGGACGAAATAGACGCTGCCGTTGGCAAAGCCGGTCGGGCTGCTGAATCCGGTGAGGGTGACGGATTGGCCGTCGAGCAGAGCGTGGTAGGCGGCAGTGAAGACGCTGCTGGTGATGCTGGAGACCGTGACGTTACGGGTCGGAAGCTGAAGCGAGTAGTAGCCGAGGGCGGGAGTCGGTGACATTTCGACGCGCTGGATCTCGGTCGTGCCGCTGCCGCCGGAGATGCTGACGCTGGCGGTGATGGTGACGGTCGTGGTCACGGCCGACCAGCTGGTCACGGTGGCGGAGGCGGTGGTCGCTCCGAGTTTGAGCGTGGCGGTGATGCCGCTGGAATAATTGACGAACTCGTAAGGCGCGCTGAAGTTCCCGGTGGGTTCCAAGAAATAAAGTTCGATGTTTTCCACATCGCCTTCGTAGAACAGCGGCGGCGGCAGCGGGAGGGTCGCGCTGGGGTCGGCGACGAATGTCCGGGCGGTCGTGTCGAGGTATAGCTTGCGGGCCTGCATCCTTGCCGAAGGCGGGTGTCAAAGGGCGTTACGCTTGGTCCGCGCGGTCGCAGCATCCGGAGAGACGCGGCCGGTGGGCGGGGTGGCTGCGGTCGGCCTGCGCGTCGGCGGCGGCTTTGGCTTCGGGGGTGTTGTCCCCTCGCCTCATGCAGTCGTGGCAGTTGCCGATCCACGGGCGTCCGCCATACCAGCCGAGGGCGCAGGCAAATTGGCCACGGTCCCGAGTGCGGGATTGGTAGGGACAGGTCACGGGGTGGTGACGGTGATGGTGACGTTTTGCGGAGTGCCGTTGATGTCTTCGGCAAAGTTGCCGCTGTAAGTTCCGGTCGGCGTGTTTTTGTCGAGAGTCGTGCTGAACTGCAACGGGCCACAAGCGTGAAAGCCGTCTTCAAAAAACCGCACAAACCCAGTCAAAAACCAGTTGTTGCCGTTGGCGGCCTCAAAAATGGAAGAGGTGTTATAGCTAATTGCTCCCTCGCAGCCCTCGCTGTCCGTGCCCTCGTAGGTGCAAAGGCTGGTGCGGGTGAGGCTGGCGGTGACGGTATAGCCGAAGGCCGAGTAGGTGAGCGAGAGCGTGTCGGGGAATTCGTCTTCGATGTCCGTGGCAATGTTGGAGATGAGGCAGCGGCGGGTGGTGCGGACGCCGGATTTGTAGACGGCCCAGACGCCGGACTCGAGGAAGACGCCGTCCGTCGTGTCGCCGTAGCCGAGCGTGCCGAGGGAATACTGCACGCCGTCGAGGACGATGGTCGGCGGGAGTTTGTCCTGGCTGATTGCGCCGTTCGGGTAGAGGTCGAGGTCGAGTTGCGTGTCGAGGAGGCAGCAAGTGATGTCCACTGGGGTGCAACAGGTGCAACTGACGAGCCGGTCGCCTTCGACGAGCTTGGTGACGGCGCGGCGGGTGCCGGATTCGTCGACGGTGGTGGCGATCACGGGCAGTC